TTCTTGGTGTAGAAATATGAAAACAAATAAGTATTTACCTTTTGATTTTGTTATAGAGGATTTAAAAATTATTGTAGAACAAGATGGCCCTCAACATTTCAAACAAATAGGAAATTGGCAAACTTCGGAACTAACAAAAATAAATGATATTTATAAGATGAAATGTGCTAATGCCAATGGTTATTCTGTAATTCGTATTTTACAAAAGGATATATGGCATGATAGATATAAATGGTTAGCTCAATTGCTAGACAATATTGAACGAGTAGTTTCGGAGGAAAAGGTTCAAAATATTTATATGTGTAAGAATGATGAATATAAAGATTTTGATAAATAATTTACTGAAAAATATTCTAATAAATGTGTGACGATATATCGTCTATTGATGGCCTTGTCCAACCTCCAACGGTGGTCTAAGGAAGTCGGGTTCAATTGTGCTCAAATTCCATGGCCCGACGTTAACTTGTGGGTTAGGAGGTTCCGAACGAATTTGTAAGTTGGCATTGCGTAATGTTTGGCCGATAGTGTCAATACCAATGTGGTAACCAGCTTTCAAGAGGTTAATATTGGCGAGGTCGCCCTTGCCAGCGGGGTTGAGTTGAGCCCATTGGCTGTTGGTGTCCTTAGGCAAGAGGTCGGCGGGGTTTTGAGTTGAGCCCTTGTTACACGAGGGAGGAATGCCCATTCCAGAGCTTTGCATAGATCCGCCTACGGATGAATATACTTCGTTGCCGGATTCTTGAGCGGGTTGAGGGCCAGTGGGTCCCATAGAAGCACCGTTGTTGTATGCTTTCTTACGGTCTTGACTCATCATTTCATAGCCGGTATAAGCCTTGGACTTTGAATAATAATAGAATACTAAACAACCTAATACTATTAAACCGAGTATTACTGCATGTTCCTTAATAAACTTCAAGGGAGAACTCATTATATAAAATTAGCGATAAAATATTTTTTTAGATTATTAATTAATTGTTGAATTAATAATCATTTACGTTTTTGTTTCTAAAGTTTTAAGTAGCACCGCTTTAAAATTCTTCATTGTCTTCATTATTGTCTAATTCATTATCACTATCACTCTCATCAATATCATCCAACATATATGTTTTCTTAATGTTTTTCATTTCTAAATAAGCAAGTAGTGCTGTTTTTTTTGCTTCCTTTGCTTTTTCTCTGGCCTTTTTATATATTTCATAATAAACTTGATTCGGTTTTTTGAGGGTGAATGTTTCTAAACTATTCTCTATAAATGGATTTACCTCTTCTAAGACCAAATTATCTCTTGGTTTTGGAGATGGTGTTAGTTCTTCGACATCTAAATCAATAGATTCTTCCGCTAAATTATCAAGTGACGGTGGTTTCGATTCCTTAAACTCGGGTTCTTCTGTAAATTCTACATTTAAATCTATATGATTCTCTGTAGGTACAAAATTAGAAACTGCTAAATCATTTACCGAATCCTCTACAAATGCGTCTACATCAAGAGTATTATTTATGTCATTAGTATCAAGAGTATTATTTATGTCATTAGTATCAATAGTATAACTGGTATCATTTGTAATTGTAACACTTGATTGTTTATTAATAGGTTTTCTAATGAAACATTCGTCTAAAAAGGGATCCGGACTAACAACCATAGATTGCTTAAGTTCAATCTCAATTTGAAAATTTCTCGAAGTAAATTTAATGCCTTGGATTTCTAATATGGAAATTATAGTTTTTTCTGAACTGATTTCGTCACTAGATACAATGATATCATTTTCATTATATATTTTAATATTTGGTTTAATGTTAACCCTTAACAAATAGAATTTACCAGATTTAAAAATTTTAAGCGGTGATGTAAATGCTGATTCAATATCCTCCTTCTCCAGCTTAGTTTCAAACCATGATTGACCTTTGCTAAATATTAATTCTTGACATTTTGATTCTAAATTTTCCATCCAATTAATAAAAACAGTATCGTTGTTATCAAACATTAAATCAGCATATATTTTTTTACCACTTTTGACAAATCCTTGTTTCGTTAAACTCTTGGGTGTTTGAATGTATAGGGGTTTGTTATTGTTGTACATTATTCTTGTGAAATAGGCCCCACCAACAGTCGATGGAGGTCCTAAATACAATTTGGAAAAATCGTAATCTATCGTAGGTTCAATTATGTGGTCCATTAATGGTATTAAAGAAAAAAATAACGAATTTATCACGCAATCATCAGATCAGAGAACTACGTTCTCCGAACCTCTCCTTATTCCAGAACCGCTCCTTAAATATTGCGACTAACATTATAACTACGTTTTTACTTTATAAAATTTTTATTCCATTATAAATAATGAAAGATTCGTTAATAAAGCAATGTTTAGACATATTAAAAACAGAAGATGTTAGAAATGAGATCAAAGTATTATTCTCTCCAGTAACAGATTTAATATTGTACGAAATATATCCATATATTTACGTTATTATCTTTTTAGTTTTCCTAATTTTTGTACTTATTTTAGCCATATTAATTTTGTTAGTTACTTTATTGCGTAATAAAACTGTCATAAATAGTTTTCATTAGTATTTTTTCTTAGTTAAATATATAATGGCAAAATATCACAGTCGTAAAGCTTACTCTAAATCAAGACAAATGCGTCGCACCCGTAGCCAACGTGGTGGTGAATTAGCCGGAAACCCTCCATCAGCGTGGGGCTGGGGAATGGGAACTTTAGGCAATGGTTGGAGACAATTTATGGACACTTTAACGATACAACCCGGACAAAATTTAGGAAGCGCGCAAAGCAATGCTATAGTTGCCGTGAAGAACTTTAATGCGCAAGATAGCCAACCCTCCATTGGCTTCAACTTAAAAGGCGCGGTTCCTCGTGGTGGCAGCCGCAGACGCAGATACAGAAGAAAGGGTGGCTCTTTAAGCGCCGTACTTAGTCAAGCCGCAGCTCCTTTTGCTTTGCTTGCTGCTCAACAAACATTGGGTCGTCGTAAGCATGGTGGCAAGCATCATAGCCGAAAATACCGTCGTTAAGTTCTTTAAGTTAAAAATTAAATAATATATTTTTTAACTTAAAGCCGTTTAGCATCGTACCAAGTGTGTTTTTATTGGACTATAAATTATTTTTACACCTATGGAAGTTAAATAAAATTTCATATACTCTTCAGAAACAACTGGTGTTATTATGACATATAATTTTAATTTATTAAGCCCTAGTCCATATTTAATGGCTACGTTTGGTTTCGCAATACAAAATCGGTCATTTAGTCCGTGATATGAATGTTCGAAGGGTATTATAATACTGTTGTTAGTTAATAAGTTAAATGACTGTGTATTTATTTTAGTGTCCAAATATTGGTCTGGACGAGTAATAATAACATAATCATACTTGTTTATTTTATTGTATTTTGCGAATAATTGAACAACTTTTTTTTTTGAATGTAAAGCAAGTACCATATTTCGAAGTAAATAGCAATACATCTTTGGTGTTGATGCGCAACCCTTCCAATTGCCTATTTTTTTAAAATATTGAGGTATATTGAGTTTAGCTTCAATTAAACTTTGCTTTTGTAAAATAAAATCTTTGGGATTTAAAATTTTGAAAGCATTATTATCGTAATTTGTAACAGATTCGCCACTCCATGGATTTTTATACGGGTTGTCTAGAATATAAGTATGTACGAAAATATCATACTCAAAATTATTTTTTGTTAGTTCATTAAATAGATTCTCCTTTAAATTGTTGTATATATCTTTTAAACTTCTCGTTAAACCATAAAATAGAATTGCTACCCTTTTCCCCATATATAATACTTTTTATAATATATAATAGTATGTATTATCTATCCGTTTTAGCACAGTTTAAAAATGAAACATTAAATTTAAAATTATGGTTGGACCATCATTTATCACAAGGAGTTCAACATTTTTTTTTAATAGATAATGGCAGCACAGATAATCCATTACGTATATTAAATCCGTATATTCAAAAGGGAATTGTTAGTTATTATTTAAGACCAGAGAAGTATTCTCAAATTAAAAATTACCGTGAAATTTTTGCTAAAAAAATATGGTTTAAAAGTTATTGGTTGGCTGTCATCGATTTAGACGAATTTTTATATGGTGTAGATAAACGACTGTCAAAAAAACTAAGAAGCTTACATCATTATAATGTTATTTATTGTAATTGGTTTGTATACGGAACCAGTGGTTGCAACGAACATCCATCTGATATAAGAATAAGTAATGTCCATAGAATACCGAACATGGACCCCGTTAATACCAAATATATTGTTAAAACATTTGCTATCGCACATCCATCTCAAATATGGATTCATTGGTTATTTAACCCATATACTGAGATACCTATAAAAAGTGGCAAGAGAATAAGAGTTGCTAATCAATTAATACGATTAAATCATTATGTATGTCAATCAGAAGAATTCTTTAAAAAGGTGAAATCTGTTCGAGGTGACGCCACTCATGCTGGAACAAAATGGACCCGAGAGTTTTTTGACGCACATAACAATTCGGCAACGTTTGTTGACGAAACATTAAAGAATATAGTGTTGTATCCACCAGTTTTATATTAGATTACGAATAATATTTTGTAATTTTTTGTAATCTATTATTAAATGAGTTTTGAACAACAAATTCAGCAGTGGGTTGCGATCGATAATCAAATGAAACTAGTTAGCGATAAACTTAAGGAACTACGAGATAAAAAACATGATATTAGTGCGCAAATTAATTCTTATATTGAGACTAACGAATTATCGAATGCTTCTGTTAAGATAAGTGATGGGCAGCTCAAATTTGTAAAGGTGAAAGAAACCCAGCAACTAACATTTAAACATTTAGAAACGTGTCTATCGGAAATTATCAAAAATGAGGAACAAGTTAAGAAAATTGTAGAATATGTGAAAAATAAACGCGATACCAAATATGTCCCCGAAATAAAGCGATTTTATAGCAATTAATTTATATTTGGGTATTGTATATGGATAATTATAATACTGATAATGATAATGATTTGGAATATGAATTATTTGGAGGCGACGATTTTGTATTCACACAAGACAGTAATAAAAATATTGTAGGCGGTGGCTACAAAGTGGAATCTTTTTTTTTACAAAATCAAATACCACTAATGACGACAATGAATGGAGAAAAAATGGAAGAGAATCGTATCGGTTCTGAACAATCCGGAGGGAAACATGTTTCAAGTCCATTTGAAAATTTAGCTGTCCCAGCCGGTCTCTTTTTTATTAACCAACGAGTACCAAAAAATAGAGAGTCTATCGAAGAACATTATAAACCACATGAAACTGCTTCCGATGATATTATGGATAAATTATTTGCTATGGTTGAAATGGATAAAAAGAAAAAACGAAAAACACGTAAACACGGCGCCAAACCTATTAAAAAACATACACGACGAAGTAAATCATAGGTTGTTTATCCATTTTTTTACATTTATATTATTTGAATAATATAAATGTTCTATACACTATACACCTCTTCTGATGACTATGAACTAACAAGAAATAAATCAGAAAATGAATTGTCTTCCACGAATACAATAGAACAAAACCTATGTATCATTTGCTGGACACCCGAAAAAAACCATCGGTATGCTTATTTAATTAAAGATTACGTGGAATATTATACTGTTTGTACATGTAATACATATATTCATGAAGAATGTCTGAAAGAATGGTACAATATTACGAATTCGTGCCCTATATGCCGCACCACTATAGAATATCGATCGCTAAATACATTTATCGTTGGCGAACAATGGAAATATATAAGCGTTTTTATAGTTGTTTACAACTACGGTGTTAGATGTGTTCGATTTGTTAGTATATTGTCCATTATAAATATATTTATTATATTTTTTTATATGGTAGGTTATGTTTTCTATCATAGTTATAACTTAGACCACGTATTGTGATTAAATGGTGAGACTAATATTTCAGTTAGTTTATCCTTCCAATATTCCACTCTTTTTTCCGCCGCAATGTCCTTCAACGTTTTAGGGTAAATTGGCTCGTTTGCCATCAGTTCTTCTTCGGTGCTGTTAATTGGCGGCTTATAACCAAAACAATTGACACCAAATTTGACAACCGGATTAGCAATATATCCTCCGTTTACTCCCGGTCTACCACAATCATTTTCATGTCCCTCTATTTTTTGTAATTGGTCATATGTTTCTTGTTGTGTGGGAAACAATGCCATTTGGCCGTCTGACCATCCATAATTACACCATTCTCCTCCACTTTTATAAGCATCTTCCACTTCTTTATATGTTGCTAATCTTGAACCGTAAGCTGTACACAAAGCTTTAGCATCATTGTATCCATATGTATTTCCCGGAATGTTGAATACTTGCGGTCTGCTAATTAAATCGGGTATGGGAGCATTTGGTAAACTGGGAACATTATTTACGGTAATATCTACTTCCGGTGTTCCCGAGAATAAGTTTTTAATGTTAGCCATAATATCCACGCCAAAAAAGTATTGTAAGCCGTTTAGCAGTATTAAAATGATTAAAAATGCGATAACAATAATGGTGATTATATTAGAACTCGAATTGGATACCGGTTCTTCATAATTTGAATCATTGTTTCCTCCTAAAGACATAAATATAATGAGATATATCACTAATACCACTACTAAAATAATAATTACACTTGGATTGGCCAATATGTTATTTATATAGGAATATGTGTCATCGACCACGCTTCCTAAACCTACATTCATTGTATTAGTTGAAGTGTCTGTATCTGTATTAGTTGAACTGTCCGTATTATCCATATATATTATTATATATAAATATCCATATACATTTTTACAATTTTTCTACAATTTGTTAATTTCAACAATTTTACAATTATTATAAAAATCTATTATTTTGTTTGACGCTTTCTATAAAAGAAACAATACGCTTTGGCACTAATAATTTGTTTGTCTAATGCTACCTCTGAAACACTCGTATCATTGTAATGGTACCATTTACCATTAGCATTTTTTACAAATGAGGTATAATGACCCCCTAATACAGACCCACTATGATTACAAACAGCATACAAATCATATACATAAGAATCTTTGTTATAACCAATGACATATTTAGATAAATTTAACTCTTCAAGTGGAAAATCTATCATGACTTGGTTTTTCCGATTTGTCGCATTAAATCTTTTAATATCAATTACTAAAATACTAGGGAAACTCCAAAAAGTGATGCTCTTTTTAGCAGCAACTTTTTCACCCGTTTTTTCATAATTGACACAATTATCCCCATCTAATATCTCACCTTCTACGTACAAGTCAAAACAATCAATTAATGACGGTAACTTATTATCAGATGGAATTGGTAAATTAATAATAAAATATGGTTCGGGAACCATACTTATTCGCTCGCCCGTTTGAGCGTGTTCCAATTGCGAGACATGGATACCATAAAAGATATTCCATATTTCAGAATAATCTTTTTCAAACATTTGTTTGATTCTTTCGAAACATGCGACAGCAATCTTGTCTCTATCATCCTTTACAGTTCCTTCTATAATCATACTCACTTCACGTGCTAGCGCATTATGAAAACAATCAATGACAAAAATTAAAAATTCGGGTAAATCATTCTGATTAAACCCGGTAAACATATCTTGACCTTTTAGATGTGACAGTTTTTGAACCGTCCGCACAAATTTATTCGGAGATACTATACAATTTTCGCTCCATAACAATTCTCTTAGTTCATCCCATTCAATAAGAAGTGCTGAATCATACTTATTATTGAGGCGTTTTTTATATTTTTTGGCTTCTAAAAAGTCATTAAGTTCATAGGTATGTGATAATACTTGCAGCGTCGAATTTAGAAAACATGTGTTACCTAAATTTGCTAGTCCCGATAATCCCTTGTCTTTATATTTTTCCAAATTCATTTTTAAATATAATTTATATATTCGTTTATATTTAAACATATTTCATATATTATATTTATATGTCATCGAATACTAATTTGACACGTGATCAACGTGAATTGATTAATATGTATATAACGCAATATAATCAAACTAATACGCATATTGACCGGTTATATGATACATTGGATGATATTCGGGAAAATATACAGAATGTTATTAATACTAGACCAAATACAAGAACCCGTAATACTACTAGTAACCGCCAAACAAGACCTAATAATTATAGTCGAAATTATATTCTTGGGGACGCAGAATATCAATATCTTTATAATATACCACTAAATACCCGTAATAGAACATATACGAATAATCGGTTTTTAAATGAATCGAACTACGATACGAACAATTTTTTAAATTCTTTTTTGAATACAACTGTCCCGGTTCGACCCAGTTCTGAACAAATTCGTATTGCTTCCAGAGTTATTCGTTATGGAGACATTGAAAATCCGTTGTCTACATCATGTCCCATTTCATTAGAACCGTTTTACGAGGATGACATGATTACGCAGTTACTACCATGCGACCATTTGTTTTGTACGTCTTTTTTTCAGCAGTGGTTTACAAATAATGTGAGATGTCCGGTTTGTCGTTACGATATTCGTAATTATCGAGCTCAAAGACAAAGTCAAGATCAAGATGAAGATCAAGAACAAAGACAAACTATCGATACAAGTCCGGTAAATACAAGTCCAGCAAATACAAGTCCAGCTAATACAAGTCCAGCAAATACAAGTCCAGCAAATACAAGTCCAGCAAATACAAGTCCAGCTAATACAAGTCCATCAAATTCAACCACCGATTTAGTTAATAACCTCGCAACCAGATTATTCCAGTCTATACTAACATCACCAATATTAAATGATATTACTAATGATAATGATCGAGTTTTATATGATGCGTCGAATAATGTATTGCTATTTGAGTCTATTATACGACCTCATTATGATAACAATCCATAATAATATATTGAAATAAATGATATAAAGACAAAACACAGTATATATGTATATAATGACTGCTTATAAGAGAACTGGAAATCGCTGGACTATTAACGAGATGCTCCAACTACAACGTGAATTCGAACTTTTGAATATGCCGCTTGAAGAAATAGCGGCGGTTCATCAAAGAACACCGAACGCAATTTTGTTTAAGTTGGACCAAGAGGGATTTGCTGACTATGACACTCTTTTCGCCAAGTATCATAATTTGGTAGCACCTACACATGATATTATTGTTTACGACGATGTTTCTGAAGTAAATATGGCTACTGAATCGTTTAGTGATGATGATTCATCCAGTCCCAGTAGTTTGAAGCAACATATGGTGCGTTTGGAGAAGCAAATTCAATCGCTTACACAGATGATGATTCGACAGTCACAAAAGCCGAGTTTGTTTCTCGCATAAAAAAATGTAAAAATGATATAACTTGTTAAAAATAATTATTATTAAAATTTATTAATAATTATTCAATTACTTTTCGCAAAGAAC